CGGCCGGTACGTGACGAGGAGTTGCTGTGAAGACCATGTTGATCGCTTTGGCCAGGCAGCTGGCTCCGGTGCTGATCGCCAAGTGGCAGGCCCGCCAGGCCGCGAAGCGCCGCGGCAAGCGATAGGACCGTATCAGTCCATCGCCGGGCTGACGCGACACGAGTTTCTGATTCATGCTTACGCTAGCGCCGGAGGCAACCCTCCGCTGGAGGCCGACATGGCCGCCAGCGCCGGGGCGACATCCGCACTAGCGCCGGGCTCGGCACCCCGCCAGCGTCCGACACCTAATAGCTTTACGTACTAGGTAAAGCGTGAGCCACGCCAATGCCCGCCACGGGCTCGGCAACCCCGATCCCGACACGGGAGGAACCAATGGCCCGTCCCGGCCCACAGCCCAAGACCACCCCGAAGCACGGCCACGGCGGTGCTGGCTGGACCGACTACGTGAACATGCCGTACACCGGCCCCGGCTCCGACATGGAGCTGCCCGACACTCCCGGCATCACCTGGTTCGGCCAGGTGCAGGGATGGTGGGAACAGGTACGGCAGATGCCGCACTGCAAGGACTGGTCGCCGACCGACTGGATCTTCGCGATCGAGACGGCGCTGTTCAAGCAGAACATGTACTCCGAGTTCTTCGGCGGCACCATCCACGCCACGATGATCACCGAGATCCGGCGACGCGAGGACCAGATGGGCTGCACCGTCGAGGCGCGCCGCAAGCTCGGCATTCGCTACGTCGACCCGGCCCAGGCGGCCGAGGAGGAGACGCAGCCGGAGCCCACCACGGCCGACCCGGCTGACGAGAACATGACCGACGCCGACAAGGCCGCGGTCCGCTCCATTGGCTCCGCGAAGTCGCGCCGCCAGCAGCTGGCAGGCTGACATGCCGCGGACCCTGGTCCGCGCCCCCGATCATGACCGCATGCGATCCCTTGGCGGCTTGGCTGTCGCCTGGATCGAATACTTCGTGCTGCACGGCCCCGGCGCTGTGCAGGGCATGTCTGTCGAGCTTGGCGACGAGTACGCCGGGTTCGTCATGGACTGCTACGCGCTCGAAGAAGAGGGGCGTCGGCTCTACGACCACGCATTTCTGAGCCGCCCGAAGGGCACCAACAAGTCCGGCCTCGGAGCCATGTTCGCCCTCTTCGAGGCGCTCGGGCCGGCTCGCTTCAGCGGGTACGCGGAGGGCGGCGAGGCCTACGAAGACTCGTGGAATCTCGGCTTCCGGTACGAGTACGAGCCGGGCGAGCCCATGGGCAAACACGTACACGTGCCCATCATTCGGATTATGGCCACAGAAGAGGGCCAAACGGGCAATGTGTACGACACGATCTTCTACAACCTGACCGACGACGAGGCCCTGCTCTCGCGGATCCCGGGTATCGACCCCGGCCGGACGCGGATCTATCTGCCGTTCGGCGGCGAGATCATCCCGAGCACCGCCAGCTCGGCCTCGAAAGACGGTGGCCGCGAAACGTTCGTTGTGTTCGATGAGTCCCATTTGTACAATACGCCCGAATTGAGGCGGATGTATAAAACGGTGACTCGTAACCTGGTCAAGCGGAAAGCCGCCTCCGAGACCTGGTTCATCGAAACCACCACGATGTTCGCCCCCGGCGAGGATTCCATCGCCGAGGTGACGTTCCGAGAAGCCGAGCTGGTGCTCACCGGCAAGAAGAAGCGTGGACGCCAGAAACTTCTCTATGACCACCGCTGGGGCGAGGTCGACGACCTGACCGACGAGATGGCCCTGATCGCGGCCATCAAGGATGCGTTCGGCGAAGCGATCACCTGGAACGACATCGACGCGATCCTCGACGAGTTCTACTCGCTGCGCGCCGACCCTGCGGACTCGCGCCGCTTCTTCCTCAACGCCGAGACCAGCTCCTCGGACAGCTGGCTTGACGCACGGGAGCTGAGGGCCTGCAAGGACCCGACCAAGGGGCTCCAGCCCGGCGACGTCATCACCCTCGGGTTCGACGGCAGCATCGGTGGCGACGACGCTGACTCCACGGCCCTGGTGGCCTGCCGAGTAAGCGACGGCTACCTGGAGCTGGTCGGGCTGTGGGAGCGGCCGGAGAACGCGCCACGCAAGCAGACCAGGCGCAAGACTCCAGCGGCCAAGCGCCGCGGCCGGCGGCCGACGTCCGAGGAAGACAACGACGACGGCGGAGAGTTCATCGGCGAGTGGCGAGTCGACGAGGACGCGGTCGATGCGCTCGTGGCGAAGATGTTCAAGGAGTACCGGGTCGTCGGCTTCTTCTGCGACCCGCCGCATTGGCAGAGCCACATCAACGCCTGGACCGCGAAGTACGGCAAGGCGCTGAAGGCTCGCGTCACGCACGCCCGACCGCTTGAGTTTTGGACCAACCGGCCGACTCAGATGGTTCAGGCCCTGTCCGAGTTCCACCTCGCGGTCAAGGGCAAGCAGATCTCCTACCTCCCGCCGGAAGACCGGTTGGAGGAGAAGAAGGCGCTCTCGATCGAGCTGGAGAGACACCTCCTCAACTGCTACCGAAAGCCCACCCGGGCGGGGTTGCAGGTGAGGAAGGAGTACCCAAAAAGTCCGAAAAAGATCGATGGTGCGATTGCTGCCGTTTTGGCCTTCACTGCTCGCGGTCAGGCCATCGCGGCAGGCGTCGCAGTGGGGCCGCAGAAGAAGCGGCTCGCCAAGAGAATCCGCTGATCGTCCAGGCCCAGGAAACACGAAAGCCGACCCGGAGGATTGGACGGGGCCGGCCGGCTCTCGTGGAGCGCCGCTCGACTGCCGGGCGAACAGCGCTCTGGTGGGGGCTAAGGACCGAGCCAAGCGGGTAAGTTCCCCAGCATCAACCCGATCCGATGCCAGGATCGTAGCACAACCAGCCCACCTCGGTAATACCGAGTTTCGTCACCCGGGCGACACTCATACCAGGAGGTGGTCCTTCCTGATGGACGGATGCCGCCACTGCACCCCCTGCGCTCTCGAACGCATCGAGAGCGCCCTCTCCCGATTGGAGATCGCCATGGCCACCGCCAAGGAGCAGATCGACCAGCTTTCCACCAAGGTCGACGGCCTCAGCACCGTCACCGCCGACGTGGCCGCGGACTTCGCGGCCTTCCGCGACGCGGTCGCCGCGGACCGCGAGAACCTGTCCGAGTCCGGCCAGGCTGCGCTCGACGCCGCCAACGCCAAGCTCGACGCCGCCTACTCGCGCCTCCAGGACCTGGACGTCTCGGTCGGCGATGCCGACGGTTCGGACGTTCAGCCGGGCACCACGCCGGGCGGCGACGAGCCCGCTGAGGGTGGCGTGGACGGCACGCCGACCGACGGCACCACGCCGGTCGAGGACACCGCCCCTGCGGGCGAGGGTTCCGACCTGAGCGTGGACGCCCCGGTGAACCCGGAGGACTCGGACGCGCCGCGGCCGACCTCCTGACCTACGACAGCGAAACGGCCGACCCGAATCATCGGGTCGGCCGTTTGCTTGAGCGGTTACGCGCTCTCGTAATCCTCCCGCACCTGAGTGCCCAGGACCTTGACCGCGTCGGGGATCCGGTCGCGCAGCTCCAGGTAGCGCGGGCAGAACAGATCGACCTCCTGGTCCGGTCGGTACAGTGTGGCCGACAGCAGCACGCCCCACTGGCCCGGCCGCGCGGGCGAGGGCATACGGCCGTGCAGGTCCAGCCCCTCCGAGAACAGCGTGATGTAGCGGTCCCGCGGCTGGACGAACTCCGCCGGAAGTCGGGTCAGCCTCTGCCCCAGGTATTCCTGCTCCACCCGCGGATCGCGGCGACGGAGGAAGGCGTTGTTCAGGTTCGTACCGTCGCTGGACCAGGTCGCGGTGAATCGCAGGATTTCTCCTCGCGCACCGGAGTCCCGTCGACCCGCGTCGTAGTGCATCCGACCGGCGCGCACCTCCTCGCCGTCCAGCATGGTCGCGTAGGCCGTGCCGAGGACGAGGTTGAAGCCGGTGGCCATCTCCTCGATCTTCCGGATGAACCGGCTCAGGCCGGGAGCCATCAGCGCGTCGGCGACGAGCATCCCGCCGATCGACTGGAGCCACACGGGGCCGAGCATCTTCCCGTCGAACCACTGGGTGGGATCGCCATCCGTGAACGGTGACGACGAAATTGCCGGGCAGGGAATCATGATCTTCCTCTCTCTCAGTGTTCGCTCGATTACTCTCCAGTCAACGTATCAGTGGATGCCGACACAAACAAGGGCGGTGAGATCGTGCCGATCCGGGGTACCGACGTCCGGCTGTCTCCCGCCTGGTGGATGGACCGCCTCTTCCGGAAACTGAGCGACTACAAGCGCTACAACCGGCTCGAAGACTTGCATCAGCGCTACCGCGGCAACCCGCCGCTACCTGAAGGCGCAGAGGCCGCCAGGGAGCTGTTCACGGCCTTCCAGCGCAAGAGCCGGACCAACTACGCCGAGCTGGCCGTTGCGGCCGTCTCCGAGCGAATGAGGCCGGTCGGCTTCCGCACTGCGGTCGACTCCGACGAGACCGGCGACAGCGAGGCGCGCGAGGCGTGGTCGCGAGCCCGGATGAACATCGTCGCCGCCGACGCGCACGACATGATGCTGAACCTCGGTGAGGCCTACGTGATCGTCGGCTTCATGGACGAGCGGACCGGCGTCCCGATCGTGACCGCCGAAGACCCCCGATTCGTCGTCGGCGAGCCAGACCCGATGAACCCGTACCAGCTCCGTGCCGCGCTGAAGTACATGCGCGATGACATCGAGGGTGAGGACCGGGCCTACCTGTACCTGCCCGGTGAGGTGTGGGTGGCGCGCCGCGAGGCCCCGTACAGCCCGGCCGGCCAGCTGGTCGGCCCGATGTACTGGAGCCCCGAGACCTGGGACTGGGTGCCCGACCGCTCAGGCACGCTCGGCCACAACGAGATGTGCGTCGTCCCCTTCTTCAACAAGGACCT